AAGCAGATGCTACCTGTGCTGATGTAGCCATGATTGGTGTACCTGTATTTGGTGCTGCTGGTGCTGCGGAAATAGGACCAGGAGTAGGACCAGGAGTAGCACTAGCACTAGACAACACATTTGCTGACAAAGCAGACAATCCAGCATTCTGGAACATTTGTGCTTTTTGTTCTGCTGTTAATGGTGGTGGAGCAGCACCAGGAGCTGCTGCTTGTGTAGTAGATACTGCCTGCTGACCTGGCATTCTATACAACGCACCAACACCACCATAATATCTGTTATATCCTTCTGCTGTAGATGACCAACTCATCGATGCTTTACCAGATGAGTTAGATAGGATCATTTGACTATCAGTTGCAACACCAATGTGTGCTTGTGGTGGAGACTT